AGCAGGATTATTACAAAAACAAGGTCATAAAGATATGGCTGATATTATAAGGAGACTTTAATGGCAATTTCACAAGCTATGTGTACCTCATTTAAAAAAGAATTATTAGAAGGTGTACACAATTTTAAAAATAGTGGTGGTAGTACTTTCCAATTAGCACTATATACAAGTTCAGCATCTTTAGGTGCAAGTACAACTGCATATTCAACTTCTAATGAAGTTAGTGGAACAGGTTATACAGCTAAAGGTGGTACTTTAACTAGAGTTGACCCTTCAACTTCAGGTACAACTGCTTTAACAGATTTTGCAGATTTAACATTTAGTACAGCTACTATTACTGCTAATGGAGCTTTAATATTTAATGATAGTGCATCAGGAGACCCAGCAGTTGCTGTTTTAGCTTTTGGTGGAGATAAAACATCAACAGCAGGTGATTTTACAATTCAATTTCCAACAGCAGATGCTTCTAATGCTATTATAAGAATAGCTTAATAAATGGCTGTTGGATGGGGTCGTGCTGGTTGGGGTGTTGGTCCCTGGGGTGAACCTCATTCAGTTCCTATAACATTTAGTGTATCTGGTGTTTCTGCTACTTCTGCACTTGGTAGTGAAACAGTAATAGCTAAAGCTCTAGTTAGTGTAACTGGAGTTAATGCTACATCAGCACTTGGAAGTGAAACTGTTATAGCTGAAGCTAATACTTCTGTTACAGGTAATGTAGGAACATCAGCTTTAGGTAATGCTATAACAGCAGGTGCAGCAGTAACAGGTGTATCAGGAGAAGCTAGTGTAGGAACTCTTGGTGATGAATCAGTTTCTGCTTCAGCAGTAGTATCACCTACAGGTATAAGTGCTACAAGTTCATTAGGAAATATATCTTTAGTAACAAATAATATACTTTCAGTTACAGGTTTATTAGCAACAACAGCTTTAGGAAGTGAAACAGTAAAAGCTGATGCAAATGTTGATGTAACAGGAATATTTGCTACTGGTAAAACACAAATTGTAAATATTTGGACTGTTGTTAATGATTCACAAACACCAAATTATACAGAAGTTTCTACTTCACAAACTCCAAATTGGAGTGAAGTTGCATAAAAAATAAATTATAATTTTTACGAGGAATAAAATATGGCAAGTACATATGTAAATGATTTAAGATTAGAAGAAATGGCTACTGGGGACCAATCTGGAACTTGGGGTACAACTACAAATACTAATCTTGAATTAATAGCAGAAGCTTTTAGTTATGGTACAGAAGGTATCACAACTAATGCTGACACTCATAGCACAATAATAGCTGATGGAGCTACAGACCCAGGTAGGTCTATGTTCTTAAAATATACAGGAACATTAGATTCTACTTGTACTATTACTATTAGTCCTAATACAGTATCTAAACTATGGATTATAGAAAATGCAACAAGTGGTTCTCAATCTATAATAATTAAACAAGGTAGTGGAGCTACAGTAACTATACCTTCTGGTAAAACTAAAGTTATTTATTCTGATGGTGCAGGTTCTGGTGGAGCAATGGTTGATGCTTTTGCTTCTTTAAATTTAGAAACAAGTGGCATCATTGAAACCAGTTCTTCAATACAAACCCCCCTAATAGAATTTACTGATGGAGATGATGCCATAACCATATCTGATGGTGGTGCTACTACTTTTGCACAAACAGCAACTTTTAATGATGATATTATTATTGGTGATGGTAAAACTATAGGTTCTGCTTCAGATGTAGATGCTATGACTATTGCTGCTAATGGACAAGTAACATTTTCACAAACTTTAATTGGTACAGCTTTAGATATATCAGGCGATATAGATGTAGATGGAACTACAAACTTAGATGTTGTAGATATAGATGGAGCTGTAGATATGGCTTCTACTTTACAAGTAGATGGAGCTATTACAAGTTCAAGCACAATTAATGGCGTAACTATAAAAGCTGATGTTACAAACTTTACTGATAGTATTTTAATTAGTCAAAATGCAAGTACAGGTACTTTATCAAGTGCTACTGACAATGTTGGTATAGGTGATGATGTTTTTGCTGCATTAACTTCTGGTAGAAATAGTGTGGCTATAGGTTCTAATGCACTTGATGCTAATACATCTGGTAAAAATAATGTAGCTGTCGGACATGATGCTTTAACTACTAATACTTCAGCAGATGACAACACAGCCGTTGGTAAATCAGCTTTAGAATCCAACGATACAGGTGCTAGAAATACAGCCGTTGGTGCATTGGCACTAGACGCAAATACATCAGCTACAAATAATACAGCAGTAGGTTATGCAGCTTTAGGTGCAAATACAACTGGTACCGACAACACAGCCATTGGTAGAAATGCTCTTGATGCTTGTACTACAGGCGTGAACAATGTGGCTATTGGCGAAAGTGCTTTATCTACTTCTACGACTGGTTCTGGTAATACGGCTGTCGGTAAAGATGCACTAGCAATAGTAACAGGTGGAGATAATGTTGCTGTTGGTAAAAAAGCAGGTGATGCAGTACAAGCACATACTAGAAATACTTTTATAGGTGATAGTTCTGGTGGTGCAGTAAATTCAAGTGATAACACATTTGTAGGACAAAACTCTGGTTCAGCTATAACATCTGGTGATGCCAATACTCTTTTGGGTCGTTATGATGGGAATGGAGATGGCTTGGATATAAGAACATCTAGTAACCATATAGTGCTTTCAGATGGTGATGGAAACATGAGAATGTTCATAGACAATAATGGTAACATGGGACTTGGATTAACTAATGGCGATGCAGGTAATGCAAAATTAGTTTTTAATGGTGCTATTTCTGAGGGCTCAGATACAGCCATGATTGATTTTGATGGTTTTGGTACTAGGGGTAACGCATCCTCTCAATCTATTAATTTTAGAATGGGTAGAACTGGTTTTGCTACTGACCAACCTGCACAAATAAAAAGTTTTTTTTCAGGTGGTGGTGCAACTGCTGCTGCTACTAATATAGGCTTTAAATTTACTACGATTGTAGCTAACTCTCAACATGACGCACTTTTTATAGATGCCTCTCATAGTAGATTTAAATTTAATACTGATGAATCACCACAATCAAATAATCCACAAACAAATAACTGTTTTGTAATTGGTCCCTCTACCTCAACAGCAGTAACACAATCTTTAACTAATGCTTGTGTTTTAATTAATAGAGGTGGTGAATTATTTGCTGTTGATTCTTCACATAACAATACACAAATTACACCGCATAATTGGAACTTAATATCTGAGGGACCATCAGAAGAATTAGCTTGGACTTATTGGTCAGAAAGACCCAATCCTAGTAACCCCGATGAATTACAAGGTATAAATGTTGATATGGCTAAAGTCGTTAGAAAAGTAGAAGATTTAGTAGGTGAAAAACTTATTTATACTGAAAATTCAAATATGGATGACCATACACATCAAACTATTATTTCAGATATACAAGCAACATTAGCTGATTTAAAAACAAGAGTAGAAAATCTTGAAGGATAAAGAAGTACAAATTAATTTCAGAATGGGAGCTTTACCATCTGTTTATATTTTAGAAACCAAAATACCAGATAAAATCATTGATGATGTAAATGATTATATGGATGAATATAAAGAAGATAAAAACAAAAAATCACATTCTAATAATCTTGTAGGACAGACGCATAAAGGCGAACAACTTTTGTTAGAACACAATGATTCTCGTATGCTTGATTATTGTAATTTTATTACAATGCTTTCAGCAGAATATATCAAACAATATATTGCAACAGGCAATCAAATAGACTGTCTAAAAAAAGTTGAAATAAAAGAAACATGGTCTGTTCATAGTTACGAAGGTGATTACAATCCAATGCATGACCATATTACAGATTCAATTATGGGTATATCTACCACAGCATGGACAAAAGTACCTCCACAAATAGGAGCAGAAGCACACGCAAATACAGATAGTTTTTCTTTATATAATGAAAGTGGACATTCTGACGGCTGTATAACTTTTCAATATGGTAAAGTATCTGCATTTGATACTAAAAGATTAATACCTTCTCAATCATTTGTTGTAACTCCAGAAATAGGTAAGTTACTTATTTTTCCTTCTTGGCTACAACACATGGTTTATCCCTTCAAAGGTGAAGGAGAAAGACGAACAATAGCATCTAACTTAAATTGTTGGGATGTGCAAACAAAAACACCCAAGGCGGTGCAGTAAAAGGAGAATAATATGGCACAAACAGTAGCAGAATGTTTAACAGCAGGACTTGATAGTGTAAGCCTAATTGATGGTGTACAAGCTGGAACTTGGAATGTTGAAGGCATGACACAAGATGAAATAAATGAAATGGTACAAAGAAATACAGACCACTTAGAAGTTATTTTAGCGTATAATGGAACTGGTGATAAACCTAATATAGTAAGTTCATCTAACAGTAAAAAAACTAACTGTACTGATGCTATTACAAAAGGTAAATCATATATTAGTTCAAATAGTTAATAACATTTTAAAGGAAAGAAAATGACAAAACAAAACCAAGAACCCGTAATAACTTTAAACGACAAAGAAATGAAAGTTTCTGATTTAACGCCACAACAACAATATTTACATTCTCAAATATTAGATTTAACAAATAAACAAAAACGCATACAATTTGAACTTGACCAAGTAAATGCTAGTTTAAGTGTGTTTCAAAATACATTTATAGAATCTACTAAAGAAAAAGCAGATGAAGTTTTAAATAATCCAGAGGAGGATAAAAATGATGATACTTAATATATTAGCATGGGTAACTGCAATCATATCTATAGCTTCTGTAATAGCAGCAATAACACCTACACCAAGAGATGACCATTGGTTTAGTTACATTTATCGTGTAATTGATTGGTGTGCTTTAAATATTGGTAGAGCTAAAGAAATAGCACCAAAGAAGTAATGGCAACTATTAAAGATGCTTTAAATGCTATAGAAGCACATGAAAGAGAATGTAAAGCATTATATAAAAGTATAGATAAAAGATTAGAAGATGGCTCAAAAAGATTTGATAAATTAGATAATATGATTTGGGCAGTCTATCCATTTATTGTTGCAGTTGTATTTTTAGCTAGGTTTGTATAATGAGTAGAGCAAAAAAAGCAGTAGAAAGAGTAGCAAAAAAATTAAAAAAAGCTAGTAAAGCTCATGCTAGTCAAGCTAAAACTTTAGAATCTATACAATTTAAAAAAGGTAAAAGTACAGTAAATAAAGCTGGTAATTATACTAAACCAGGTATGCGTAAGCGTATATTTAATAGAATAAAAGCTGGTGGTAAAGGAGGCAGACCTGGACAATGGTCAGCAAGGAAGGCACAAATGTTAGCAAAAGCTTACAAAAAAGCAGGTGGAGGATATAAATAAATGTCTCACCTTATAAGTAATATACCGCATTTTAAATGTTGGGTAAGAAAAGAATTTACAGCAAATCACGAAAAATATCATGGGGAGTTTATACACGCATTAGCTATAGCAGTTAATACTATTCCTGATAGGTCATTAAGTTTTCAAGTAGTATTTACAGGTTGTGAAGATTCTGAAAATAATGTTCATGGTGGAGCAATGTGGGCAAGGATGCCTATACAAGGTTTAGTTGCAGATATACCTGTAGAAGAATGGGCAGAACCTATGGATGACCATTTAGCACAACCTTGGGATTGTGAATCAAGAGAACATTCTGTAGTAGTTATGGATAGAGTAAGTTCTAGTCCTTGGTTATGTAAAATAGATAATAATTTTTATACTGGTAAATATTTATTTACAGTTGATTACACAGGAAATTCTATTGCAGATTGTCCTGCACAACATAAACAATCTCATGTTTTATACATTACAGAAGATTGTGAATGGAAAGGTAATTTAGTTGCTTTACCTAATAATAGAGTAAGAGCAACAAGTCCTGCTCTATGGGCAACAGGAGAGGGTGCACCAGATTTTAAACCATCTCAATATACTCATTCAGCAGAAGGACATGAAAGTTATCTTGACCCATTAATAACATTTAATAATTTGTATAGTGAAGGATTTGATGATGAAATTGAATAGACGACAAAAAGAAACTTTAAAAAAACATAGTAAACATCATACCAAAAAACATATGGACGAAATGATAAAAGCTATGAAAAAAGGTACAAGTTTTAGTGCTGCACATAAAAAAGCTGTAAAAAAAGTAGGTAGATAATGCCTTTAAAAAAATCTCAGAGGTCTTTAAAAAAATGGACAGGTCAAAATTGGACTACTCCTAGCGGAAAAAAATCATCTGAAACAGGTGAAGTATATGCTCCAAAAGCACAAATAGATAGATTAAAATCTACACCAAAAGGACGAAGAAAACTTGCAGCAGCAAATAGAAAAAAAAGAGCAGCTACAAGAGCAGGTAAACAACACGCAAAACATGGTTTACATAAAGGAAAAAAAAGATAATGGATAAATCTCCTGATGCGTTTGTATATAACGCTACACTAGAAAGAATTGTAGATGGTGATACATTTGATTGCTGTCTTGATTTAGGTTTTGATGTAAAACTACATAAACAGCGTGTTAGACTTGCAGGTATAGATACTCCTGAATCAAGAACAAGAGATTTAGCAGAAAAAAAATTAGGACTTGCTGCTAAAGAAAGACTTAAAGAACTTTGTTGTGGCAGTATAAAAGTTAAATCTTTAGGTAAAGGTAAATATGGTCGTATATTAGGCATACCTTACACAGAAGATGGTGCAGATATCTGTCAAATTCTTATTAATGAAGGTCATGCTGTTGAATATCATGGAGGAAAAAAAGTTAAAATTTGGGGTGATTACTAGTGGAATCAGCCGTTACTATTATACAAGAAGTTGGATTTCCTATTGCTGCTGCACTTGGTCTTGGTTGGTTTATATATAAATTAATAATGCGTATTGTTGATGGTATGGAAACTAAATTAGATACTGTTGATGAAAAAGTAGAAGGACAAATATCAGCATTAGAAGAAAGACTAGGTACAAAACTTGATACACAACATGGCATTTTAGTAGCATTAATAGATAGAGTTCGTAGTTTAGATAATGAAATTATTAGACAAGACACTTTAATTAAAACTATTCTTGGTGTGCCACAACTAATAGATAGTAATAAAATAGCAAAGGCAGATAGAGATGACCAAAGAAAAGATTGATAAAGAAGAATTAGAAAGATATAGACTTACAATAAGTATAGTTTTTATAGGTTTTGTATTATTTTTTGGTATTATTGTTATAAATTTAAAAGCAGATACTATTACTCATAAATTTAAAAATCCATCATTTAGCGGTATTGGTACAAGTTCACACTATTTAACAATAGAGAATCAAGAATTTAACCGCAAAATGAGTATCAAAGAAGAAATAAAAGCTATTCAAGAACAATTAGAAAGAGACAAAGAAAATACTACATTAGCTAGATTTATTCGTAATTTAGAATCAAGAATTTATGCACAGTTATCAAGACAATTAGTAGAAAATTTATTTGGAGAAACGCCAAGTACAGAAGGTACTTTGACATTAGAGGGTAATACCATCGAATATAGTATTAAAGATGGCATTATTACTTTAATTATTACAGATGAAAACGGAAATGTTACGGAAATTCAGTTGCCTATTGGCGATTTTAGCTTCTAGTTGTAGTTTAGCTCCAGTAGATAATAATTTGCAACAAGGTAAAACTTTGCCTAGTGTTTTACAAATACAATCAGAAAAATTATTAAATGTAAAACAACCTAAAGTCCCTATAGTTGTAGCAGTATATCCTAATAGTTTTACAGACCAAACAGGTCAAAGAAAAAGTAATAGTGAATTTGCTTTGTTTTCTTCTGCTATAACACAAGCACCAAGTCATTTATTAATTAGAACTTTAAAACATACTTCAAATGGTAAATTTTTTAGAGTTGCTGAAAGAGTAGGTTTAGATAACCTTACTAAAGAAAGACAACTTATACGCTCTGCTAGAGAACAAAATGAAGAAACAGATGGTAAAAAACCTATCATGCCTTTATTGTTTGCAGGTGTACTTATGGAAGGTGCTGTCATTGGTTATGACACAAATATAAAAAGTGGTGGTATTGGTGCTAGATATTTAGGTATTGGTAGTAGCAAACAATATCGTATAGATAATATAACAGTTGCTTTGCGTATGGTTTCTATAGCTACAGGAGAAGTATTAATTGATGTCTTAGTAAATAAACAAATTTATAGTTATGGACAATCACAAGATATTTTTAGATTTATTGAAGCAGGTACAGAACTTGTAGAAATAGAAACAGGAGATGTAGAAAATGAATCTACTACATTAGCACTACAAAGAGCTATAGAAGAAGCTGTTTTTCAAATTGTTAAAATAGGTTATAACAAAGGTTTCTGGGAGGAAAAAGATGAAACAATTAAAATTAATAAGCCTGATTGTAATGCTGACTGCATTGACAACATACGGGGCTGATAACGAAATATATATTGACCAGTCAGGTGCAACAGCTAATATAGATTTAGAACAAATTGGTTCTGGAAATATTATTGGTGGTTTAAATTCTGCAGCAGGTAGTTTAACTGCCTTAGATTTAGATGGTACAACTATGACACTAGATATAAATCAAATTGGTGATTCTAATAAATTTTTAGGTGATATTCTTGGTGATACTATAACAGGCTTTTTTGAATTTGATGGCGATAGTAATACTTTTACCATTCAAGGAGACCCTACTAATACATATGGTATTGATAATTCAAATTATAATGTTGATGTTACAGGTAATACTAATACATTTACTTTAGACCATGGAACAAGTGCTTTAGCAGAAACTCTTGATTTAGATTGGATTATACAAGGTGATGGTAATACATTTGACTTTGACATAAATTATGATGGTGGTACTTCTTATGTTGATGTTGATGGAGATAGTAATACTTTAAACTTTACAGGTTCTGGTTATGCAGGTGGTTACTTTTATTTAGACCAAACAGGTAATAGTAGAACATTTAATATTACACAATCGAGTACACAAGATAATGACTGGCTCAAAATTATATCTATTGGCAATAGTGGTACTGTGTGCGTCATTCAAAACGACCAAGGCACAAGCACAAGTTGCTGATATTGGAGATATATCTGAACTAAATGGTTCAGCACAAATTGTAAGAGATAAACCATACGAAGCTAATTTAAAGTTTGCTATACAAAGCAATGATGAAGCTATAACTAAAAATGGTCGTATGGCTATTACTTTTTTAGATGATTCAACTGTAAAGCTAACTGAACACTCACAGCTTTTAATAGATGAATATATCTATGACCCTGACCCAAGTAAAGCAAAAATGGCTCTTACATTTGGGCTCGGTACAGCAAGATTTATTACTGGCAATTTAAATCGTATAGATAAACAAAATATATCTTTAAAAACACCTACTGCAAATATAGCCATTCGTGGAACTGATTTTACAGCTACAGTAGATGAATTAGGTCGTAGCCTTATAATTTTGCTACCAGATGCTCTAGGGCTTTCTAGTGGCGAAATAGAGGTGGTTACAGCTACAGGAAGTGTTTTACTTAATAAACCATATCAAGCTACTACTGTAGATGTATTTGAGAGTTCACCTACTAAACCTGTAATATTAGATTTAACTTTAGATATTATAGATAATATGTTAATTGTTACACCACCTGAAGAAGAAGATATTGCACAAGAAGAAACAGCAACAACTAAAACAATTAATTTATTAGATTTTAATGATTTAGATATAGATTATTTAGCAGAAGATTTTTTAGAAAATAATAATTTAGAATTTACAGAATTAGATATTAATTATTTAGATGTAAATTTTCTTGAAGATTTGTTAGATGTTTTGGATGTTTTAGCAATAGAAAAAGAAGAGGACCAATTAGCTTTAGCCACAAGTGTAAATATTTCTGGTACTTTAATTGGTCAAGACCCAGATACACAAATAACGACAATAGTAGCAGGACAAGTTATAAGTTTGCGTAGAAAAATAACTGAATCAGTACAAGTAGATTTAAACTCAGGAAATGGTTATACAGTAATTTTGATACAAGATGGTGTTTCTAATATAGTTAAAATAAATGGTGGAGGAGACTCTGTTATAACAATTAACCAAAGTAGCGGATGAAAAAATTATTATTACCTATACTTATAATACTTTTATTGCCATTAATATATCAGTCAACACCTACAGAAATATTAAAACTAAAAGTATTTGATACATTTATACAAACACCAGAACCATCAGGTAATTTTATAATACTTAATATAACAGAAGAAGATGTAGAGCGTGAAGGAGGTTATCCATTACCTAGAAAAAGATTAGCTGATATACAAATGGAAATTATTGGTAAAGGTGCTCTAGGTGTCGGTTGGGTTATATCTTTTCCACAAGCAGATAGAATGGGTGGTGATGAAGATTTTGGTAGGTCTTTAGGATATGTACCATCTGTTATTGCTATGTTTGAAGATGGTAAAGGTAATTATCCTAAACCAACAGGAACAGTAGTGAAAGGTGAAGATAATGGTGGTATAGTATCTTTGGGAGTTAAGGAAAACCTGAACACTCTTAAAAATAATACATTGCAGGGTTTAGCCATTGCTCCCACAGAAGTTGACCAACTTGTAAGAAGAATACCTCTTTTAGTTAAAACACCTAATAATAATTGGATTCCTAGTTTTGGCACACAAATATACAAAGCTTTATTTAATGTTAAAACTTATATTATAAAAACTAATGATAATGGTATAGAGGAAATATCAATACGAGGAATACCACCAGTAAAAACAGATAGTCTTGGTCGTAAATGGATTAGTTGGGTAGATACTGAACAAACAGACTTACAAGAAATGAATGTAAATGGTAAATTTGTTTTTATTGGGGTTACAGCTAATGGAGTAATGCCACAAATTGCAACACCTGTTGGATTATTAGAACCACATAAAATACAAGCAGCATTAGCAGAATCAATTTTAATACAAGATAGTCCTTATATTCCTGATTGGCATTTAGCAGTTGAATTATTAATTCTGGTGATAACAGTAATTTTAGTTTGGTTATGTGTAAATATTTTTGGAATAACGCTAGGAATAACATTTACCAGTATATTATTCTTTTTAACAATATTTTCTGGACATTATTTAATTCAGCGTGGAATATTAATAGATGTAAGTTGGACATTAATTTCACAATTTATAACTGCATCAATAGGTTTTTATTTAAGATTTAGACAACAATACAAATTAAGACAACAAATTAAAAAACAATTTGAACATTATCTTGACCCAAGACAAGTTAAAAAATTACAAGATAATCCTGATTCTTTAGTATTAGGTGGTGAAAAAAGATACTGCACTTTTTTATTTACAGATGTAAGAGGCTTTACTGCTATGTCTGAAAAATTAGAGCCAGAAGAAGTAACTAAAATTATGAATAAGGCTTTAACAATACAAGCAGATGCAGTTAAAAAATATAATGGTATGGTAGATAAATACATTGGTGATGCCATGATGGCTATTTTTAACGCACCAATTGACTTACCTAACCATGAAACTTTAGCTGTGTTATGTGCTGAAGAAATACAAGAAAATATTAAAAAAGCTGATTTAGGTGTTGAAATAGGAATAGGTATTAATACTGGATATGCTGTTGTAGGTAATATGGGAAGTGAAACAAGATTTGATTATACCGCTATAGGTGATGCAGTAAACCTTGCTGCTAGACTTGAAAGTTCTACTAAGGAAGTTGGTCAAGATATTGTTATTGGATATAATACAGTTAATGCAAAAGATTTTAATTCTGAAATAATATTAAAAGAATTAAAAAGTATATATGTAAAAGGTAAAACAAAACCAATACAAATATATACAATAAATTAATTTAAGGATTTTTATGAAAGCAATACTAAAAAATATAGTTGGTGCTGTTGCTCCTACATTAGGTTCAGCTATGGGTGGTCCTCTTGGTAATATGGCTATGGGTAAAATAGCACAAGTGCTTGGAGTATCAAACGACCAAAAAACTATACAACAGGCTATGCAAAACGCTACTCCAGAGCAAATGCTAGAGCTAAAAAAAGCAGAACAAGAGTTTGAAGTTCAAATGAAAGAGCTAGATGTAGATGTATTTCAATTAGAAACACAAGACAAACAACACGCTAGAGGTATGTTTAGCAAAGATTGGACAGCTAGAATTATAGGTTTATTTACTATAGGTGGTTTTTTAGGATATATATTCTTAGTTACATTACAACCACCAGAACAAAATAGTGAAGCATTAATAAATTTAGTGCTTGGTTATTTAGGAGGATTAGCTAGTGCAATTATTTCGTTCTATTTTGGAGCGTCTCACACCAACGATAAAGGAGAGTAATATGAAAATATCACAAGAAGGATTGTCCTTAATTAAAAAGTTTGAAGGTTGTGAACTTAAAGCTTATCGTTGTGCAGCTAATGTTTTAACAATAGGGTATGGCTCAACTAAAAATGTTAAAGAAGGAGATACTATTACACAAGAAGAAGCTGATAAATTACTTTTACATGAAATGAAAGAATATGAAGGTTATATAAATGACATGGTTAAATCTGATTTAAAACAAAATGAATTTGATGCTTTAGTATCATGGGTATTTAATTTAGGTCCATCAAATCTTTCTAGTAGCACACTTTTACAAAAATTAAATAATAAAGATTGGGATGATATACCAAATCAAATTAAAAGATGGAATAAAGCTGGTGGTGAAGTTTTACAAGGTCTTGTTAGAAGAAGAGAAGCAGAAGCTTTGCTATTTGAAGGCAAAGAATGGCATGAGGTTTAATTATGCCATTAGCCAAATATGTATTTAGACCAGGTATAAATAGAGAAGGTACTAATTATAGTAATGAAGGTGGCTGGTTTGATGCAGATAAAGTTAGATTTCGTAAAGGCAGACCTGAAAGAATCGGTGGTTGGCAAAAACAAAGTTTAAGTAGTTTTATAGGTACTTGTAGAAAAATTTATCCATATAAAGCAACTGATGGTACTGATTATATAACTTTAGGCACTCATCAAAAATTTTATGTATTACAAGGTAATGTTTATTACGATGTAACACCTATTCGAAAAACAAGCACTAATTCTATTACATTTGCAAAAAAAGAAGATGATACACCTATAATAACTGTAACAGATAGTAGTCATGGTGCTGTAAATGGTGATTTTGTTACTTTTTCTAGTGCAGTAAGTTTAGGTGGTAATATAACTGCAGATGTTTTAAATCAAGAATATCAAATTAGTTTAGTAACTGGAGCTAATACTTATGAAATAAGTGCAAAAGATACTTCAGGTACAACTGTAAATGCAAATTCAAGCGATTCTGGTAATGGTGGCTCTGCAACAGATGGTGTTTATCAGTTAAATTCAGGATTAGATGTTTATGTTAAATCTACTGGTTGGGGTTCAGGTACATGGGGTGAAGGAACTTGGGGTGCTACTACTGATTTATCTTTTACTAATCAATTAAGATTGTGGTCAATAGATAATTTTGGTGATGATACAGTATTAAATGCAAGAGCTGGTGGTATATTTTATTGGGATGAATCTTCTGGTTTAACAACAAGAGCAGTAAATGCTACTAGTTTAGCTGGTGCTAGTGATGTTCCTACAAAAGTATTACAAATAATGATTTCTGATATAGATAAACACGCAATAGCTTTTGGTTGTAACCCGATAGGTTCTTCTGATATTGACCCACTATTAGTTAGATTTTCTGATGTAGAAAGTATTACAGATTGGACACCAACTGCAACAAATCAAGCAGGTGGAGTTCAACTATCCATGGGTTCTACAATTATAGGAGCTTTACAAACAAGACAAGAAATACTTATTTGGACAGATGCAGGTATAGTTTCTATGAGATTTGTAGGTGCACCATTTGTTTTTTCATTTACTGAAGTTGCAAATGGTCCATCTTTAATAGGACCTAATGCAGCAGTAAATGCTAATAATCAAGTTTATTTTATGGATAGTGGTGGATTTTATAGTTATTCAGGTAGTGCTCAAAGATTACCATGTACTGTATTAGATTATGTTTTTAATGATTTAAACAAACAACAAGAATATAAAATATTTGGTGCTGTAAATGATATTGCTAATGAAATTTTATGGTTTTATCCTTCTAAAAATAGCACAGAAGTAGATAGATATGTTTTATATAATTATTTAGAACAAGTATGGTCTATAGGAACAACATCAGATAATTTTGTTAGAACAGCTTGGAATGAAGCATTAATATTAAATAATCCTATAGCTGCTAGTAAAAATAGTAGTACAGATAATAATAATTTTCTTTTTGCACATGAAATAGGTCATGGAGACGATGGTAGTAATTTTACTGCATTTATAGAATCAAGTGATTTTGATTTAGACCCTGATGGTGAAAAATTTATAGCAGTAAATAGAATAATACCTGATGTAGAATTTAGAGACCAACAATCTACATCTGATGATGTAACTATAACTATAAAAGGTAGAAATTATCCATTAGAAGATTTATCTACTTTATCTACTGTATCAGTTACACCAGCTTCTACATTTACTAATACAAGAGCTAGAAGTAGGCAATGTGCAATAAGAGTATCTAATTCATCAAATGATTATGGTTGGAGACTTGGTGATTTAAGATTAGATATAAGACCAGATGGTAAAAGATAATGGCAAATCCTAAATCAATAGTATTACCTTTAGCACAACAAGAATATAGTTCCGCAGATGAAGCAGTTACAAGAAGAATACTAGAACAAGCAATACAAGATTTAGCTATACAATTAGATAAAGTACAAAAATTACAAAATGTTGTAGTAAGTAAAGGATTAAAAAGACATCAATTTTTATTAATGGGAATGAAACATGGCTGATAATTTAAAAGTATTAGGTCAAGTTGACCCTGCAGCAACAACAACAACTACACTTTATACTTGTCCTGATATGACACAAACAACAGTTAGTTCTATAGTTGCAGCAAATAGGACAGGTTCTGCAATAACATTTAGATTAAGTATTCATGTAGCAGGTGCTAGTGCAGATGATAAACAGTTTCTTTTTTATGATAAATCTGTAGCAGCGAATGATTCTTTTGCTATAGTTTTAGGTATAACATTAAATCAGACAGATGTCGTAAAAGTTTATACAAGTGCAGTAGATATGAGTTTTAATATGTTTGGTTGCGAAACCAAAGAGGAAGATAGATAAATATGGATATAAAACAACAAACTAAGAATGTAGCAGCACAAGGTCGTTTTGGCGATTCTATGTTACTTCATGTAAATCCTGAAGAAGTTAAAGGATTAGCATCTGCTATGCCTATAACTATAAATCCAGAAACAGGACAGCCAGAAGCTTTCTTACCTTTCTTAGCACCTGTGTTAGGTAGTTTAATAGCACCAACAATTTTAGCTGGAACAGGATTATCAGCAGCAGCTATGGCAGGTATAGGAGCAGGTTTAGCTACATATGCACAAACAGGTGGTTCTGGTAGTAAAGCATTAATATCAGGTCTTACAGCAGGTTTAGGTTCAAAAGCTTTAAGTGGTGGTGCAGAAGCTGCAGTAGGTGCAGATGCAGCAACACAAGCAGCAACTACTGGAGCAGATATAGCAACACAAACAGCAGCAAGAGATGCTGCAATAAGTGCTGCACAAGAAGGAGCAAAATTAACTACAGAAGCTGGATTTAGAGGATTTACTCCTGGTGAATCATTAAAAACTATGTTTGGTAACAGAGGTCTTGATGCAGGTATAAAATCATTAGGAAGTGCAGCAATGACTCCTACTGGTATGTTAGCATCAACAGCAGCAGGTACTGGAGCTGTAATTCAATCACAAGAAGAGTTTGAAAGACAAATGGCTCAAATGCAATTAGATGAAGAAGAGCGTAAAAAAAGAATGTATGAAATGTATCCTGAACAAATACCAGTAGCTAGTGGTGGTAAAATAGGATTTCAAAGAGGCAGTTTTGTTAATCGTTTTCAAGATGCTCAACAAAATGTAATTAATCAAGCTATGAATCCTAATTTAACAGGTCAATATAGATTACCTGCTCGTAGAACAGCAAGACCAATAGGTAGAGGTTTTATGCCAGGTTTTATGCCTGAATATTCTTATTTTGAAAATACAAATCCAAGTGCTACAACATTAGGCTTTAATCCATTAAGCACTTCACCAATAAATTTTAATCAACCAACTAGAGGTTTTAGAAATATAAGACCTATGCCACCTAGAAGAGATTTTAGATTTAGACGACCTCCAATGTTTGCAGGATATGGTAATCCATTTATGCAATCACCTAGCTATCAAGGATTTTATGGTGTACCACAAATGCAACAAACTTTAAATCCTTATGCAAGATTTACTCAACAACCTTTACCTTATCAACCATATGTACCATATGTTCCACCAGTAGATACACCTCCTGATGATGGAGGAGGAACTGGTGGTGGTCAAACACCTCCTATAGACCCACCGATAGATATACCTGATGATGGTATTGGTCGTAAAGGTAGAACTAGAAATATAATACCTACAAGTTCGCCAGATGAATTTGTTACTACAGGACCTGTAAATAAAGGACCTAGACCTATAGAAAGAGCTATAAGACCTACAAATACACCACCTCCTACAATAACAGTACCTATTGAAGGTGGAGCAGATGTAAAAATACCTGATTTTAGTAAAATAAATACTCCAATAACTCCTCCTATGATTGGAGGTTTAGAGGATAGAGATGCTATGCGTGATGAAATGTCTATAGATAGAGGGTTAATGATTAATGAAAATCCAGTTACATTTACACCTCCTGTAACTCCTCCTCCTGTAACTCCTCCAACTCTTCCAACTCCAGCAGCACCAGCTAATACACCTATGCAAAAACCTATGTCTATTGGTGGACCAGGTGGTGGCAGAAATGATATGTTTGGTAGAAGTATGTTATTTGCAGAAGGTGAAGATACTAATAAAGAATTACCTAATGAAGGATTAAAAGCTTTAGCTAAAACAGAAAAAGGTAGAGAAGCTATAGAAAAAATGGGTTATCAAGAAGGTCAAGATATAAATATGCCTACTGGTCAATCAACAGATATGATGATGCAAGACCCTATAGTACAAGAAGTTATACAGTTTATTCTTGGTGAAACAGACGATAGTAATATTGTAAATGAGTTTATTATAAAGTATGGACAAGAACAATTTATGATATTAAGAAATATGATACTAACACAAGCTTCAGGTAATCCAAATGTACAAACTGAAGGATTAATACAAGGCACAGGAAGAAGTGGCATGGCTGATGATTTACCTATGAATATAGGTAATAAACCTATAGCTGCTGTATCACAAGATGAATATATTATTCCTGCAGATGTTGTATCTATGTTAGGTGATGGTAGCTCTGATGCAGGTTCTAAACAATTAGATGGTATGTTAGATAGAATTAGAATGGCTAAAACTGGTGGTAAAACACAAGCTCCACCACTTAATCCAGAAGAGGTATTACCAGCATGAATCAAGTAGCTGAAAAAATAGAATCAGAAGTAAAACATGATTTTGAAATATCACTTGTACCAGAAGATAAATTAACTTTAGTTTGGGAACAATGTGAAAAACATTTGCAAAAATCTTGTAATCGTTCTAATGGTAGAGCTTTACCTAAAGATATATTTTATGATTGCTTAAATAAACAAGCTTCTTTATGGATTATATTTGATAAAGAAACATTAGATATATCTGGATGTGCTATTACTAAAATAATTGAATATCCAACTGGTAAAAGAATGTTAAACATAGACCATATTGGCGGTAAAAAAATGAATGAATGGATTGATAGAGGTCTTGAAGTTATAAATAAATGGGCTAAAAGTAATGAATGTGTTGGCATAGAAGGAATTGGTAGAGCAGGTTTTTGGAATTGGATTAAAGATAGAAAAGGATGGGAAAAAACAGCAATTTTTTTTGAATATGAATTTAAGGAGAATGAATAATGGGTGGAAGAAGTAAAAGCTCACCAGCACCAACAGAAACAAGAGTAACTCAAACAGATTTACCAGAATATGTTCAGCCGTATTTTGAAAGACTTCTAAAAAGAGGAGAAGCAGAATCTAATCAACCTTACACACCTTATCAAGGTGAAAGAATAGCTTACTTTTCTCCTGATGAATTAACATCACAAGCAATGACTAGAGGTTATGCACAAGCAGGAACTCCACCAGAATTACAAATAGCTTCACAAAGAGCTATGATGTTAGGTGGACCATATGATTCTAGTTATCAAGCAGATTTTTTAGGTAATCCTTATGATGCACAAGGATATGGTTCTGGTTATCAAGCTGGTTTAGTAGGCTCTGGTTATCAAGCAGGAGATATAGGTCAAGGTTATTTATCAAGAGATTTTGGACCAAGATTTAATGTATTAGATTATGAATCTAATATAAATAGATTTATGAATCCATTTCAACAATCTGTAACTGACATACAAAAAAGAGAAGCTATAAGACAATCAGAAATGATGGGTGATAAAACTGCTGATGCTGCAGTTAGGTCTGGTGGTCTTGGTGGTTATCGTGAAGCTATTTTACAAGCAGAAAGAGAGCGTAATTTAAGTCAACAACTTGATGATATTCAAGCAAAAGGTAGTCTAGGTGCTTTTCAGTCAGCACAAGCACAACTTGCAGCAGAAAGACAAGCACAATTAACAGGACAACAATTTAATTTACAACAGTATATGGCTGAAGAACAAGCTAGACAAAGAGAAACACAATTAGATACACAAAGATATCAAGTAGGTGAATCTGCAAGACAAGCAGCAGCTAAGTTAGGATTAACAGCAGCACAACAAAATGAAGCAGCAAGACAAGCACAAGAAAAATATATGCAAAGTGCATTTGCTATGACTGAAAAATCATTTCAAGAACAAGGCAGACAAGATATTGAAAGATTTAAAGCACAAGAAGCTGCTAGACAAGCACAAGAAAGATTTGGGCAATCAGCTTTTGATATGTCTCAAAGATTTGGCTTGGCATCTGTAGATGCTTTAAGAGATGTTAGTGGCGATATACAAGATGATGTAAGACAAAGAATAGGTGCATTAACAGGCATAGGAGCACAACAAAGAGCAATGCAACAAGCATCTATGGATATGGGTTATCAAGACTTTTTAAGACAACAAGGATTTACTCAACAACAGTTAGGTTTCTTAGGTGGATTATTAAGAGGTGTGCCTGTTCAACCACAACAACAAATTAGTACTTTTCAACAACAACCAGGATTATTCCAATCAGCTTTAGGTATGGGATTACAAGGACTGGGTTTATATAAAGGAATGAGTTAATGTCAAATTTAGTAGAACTAGCAAATGAATTAGAGGATTTTCCAAAAGAACAGTTAATACAAATGTCGCAAGACCCTAACTCTACTTATCCCTCTTATTTAGTATTATCTGAAATAAAAAGAAGAACACAAATGGAAAAAATGTATGCTGCACAACAGCCTAAACCAGAAACAACTATTTCTGAAGAGTTAGTAGCAGAATATGCAGAAAGTCCATCTGGTTTAGGAGCCATGGCTCAGTCATTTGATACACCAAATGCTTTCCAATCAGGTGATATGGGCGACATGGCTCCGCCTTCTCCTATGCAGATGATGGCTGCTAGTGGTGGTAAAACTGGATATTATCATGGCACTAATATTCTTTCACCAGATGATTATCAATCAGGTGGTAAAACTGGCTATCAAGCAGGTGGTGGTATAGGAACAGGTACAGATAGTTTATCTGCAACATTTACTAATCCAATATCAAATCAAGATATAAATAATGAACCAGGAGTTTTAAGTAAAGCAATAAATTGGGCAAAAGAAAATCCAGCAGACGCTTTATCATTAGCTGCTAATGCAGCATTTTTTATTCCAGGTGCAGGTGTTGTTCTTGGTTCTGCAGTAAAAGGAGGTCTTGCATTATTACCTAAAGTTGTAGCAGCAGCTAAAAAAGTTGCACCTGCTGTTAAAAGTGGTGTGCAAAAAACTTATACAGTTCCTAATCCAGCTTTACAAGGTGGCTTAAAAGTAGGGCAAAGAAAAGTAATGGACCCAAAAACAAAAACATCTAAAATGATTGATACTGCTACAGGTAAAGATATACCTGAAAGAGCATTTAGTTTTGGAAGAACTGGTGTAGCAGCATTACCTATTATAGGTTCAACTAAATTAGGTATTGAAAAATTATTAGATGAAGAAGAAATAAATCCAGTAACAGTACAAACACAAACTGAAGAATCACAAAAACAAGTTCTTAAAGATGTAAATACTGGTAATGCAAATGCAGATGAAGATAAGGGATTAGGTCAAAGATTAAAAGACTTTGTAAAATCTTCTCGTGGAGCAGATATGTTAATAGGTCTTGGTGGTGCTATAGGTTCTGCTAGAAATCTAGGAGAATTAAGTAGTGGTATATCTGATGCTTATTTTGGAATTAAATCAGCAGAACAAGCTGCAGAATTACAAGGTTTACAAGGTAGATTAATAGAAGCACAAATTTCTAAATATGAAGCAGATGTAGCTAATATGCCATTAGATATTGCTATTAAACAGTATCAATCTTTAAATGATTTAGTTGATTCTGGAGTTTTAACAGCAGACGAAGCAAAAATAAGAGAAGCTGCATTAATTAAAAGAATACAACAATTACAAGGAATAACAGTTGCTGAAAAAGATAAAAGAGATGAATTATTAGGTTTAGTTCAAGAAGTAGGATAATAAATTATGGCTGAATATGATATTGGCGGTGGGAAAAAAATAAAAGTTCCTGATAATTTAGACCCCGAAACAAGACTACAATTAGCTGAAGTTGTTAAAGATAAATACGGCATTGATATAAATCAAACATCAGCATTAGAACAAGCAGGTGAATTTGTAAAAGCAATACCAAGAGGTGTTGCTAGTTTAGCTTTAGATGTACCTACAGGTATTGTTGGTTTATTTGACATTGGCAACGACAGTAATTTATATAAAGGTCTTGAAGGTTTACAACAAAGATTAAGAGAGGATTCTGTATTAGCAGCAGACCCACGATATGCTGATAAATTTTCTACAAAACTAGGAGAAGGCATAGGTTCATTCGGACCATTCTTAGGTGCAGGTATAGTAGGTAGAGCATTATCTAAAGCACCAGGAGCAGCTAAAGGCTTCCTATCACCAACATTTACAGCACCAACAGCTTTAGCAATACCAACAGGTATAGCAGCACAAGGCGATAGACTACAAATGGCTAGAGAAATGGGTGAAGATGTAGGTGGTCTTACTGAAACTACTGCTGAATTATTCGGTGGTCTTATAGGTATAACTGAAGTATTACCTATTGCTAATATATTAGGTAAAGTTCATAAAAACGCACCATTATCTACTAAAGAAAAATTAGTATCAGCACTACAATCAGGAGCTGCTGAAGGTGGACAAGAAGTAGCTGCAAGTATATTACAAGATTTAACAGCTAGAGGTCTTTATAGTGAGGACTTACCTGTAGCAGATAGTATGTTTGAAGAGTTTACTATTGGAGGTATTATTGGTGCTGGTGCTGATTTAGTTGTCTCTAGTATGGCTGGTAAAAAATCTATTAGAAATAAACAATTAGAAGAAGATAATTTAAGAGTTAATGAAAATAAACAAAGATTAATACTTGCTAAAAAACAAGAACAAGCTATTGAACAAGGTGTGCTTGAAGAAATGCAAGATATGCCACCTATTACAGTTCCTCAAATTATTGCACCAGAAGAAAAACCTACAGAACCATCAATAGAGGTAGTTTCAACACCACAAGAAAAATTTGCTGTTGTTGATATTAGTAATCCAGAATCTCCTGCACAGATTGATATAAAAGATACAGAAATAGAAGCTATTAAAGTTAGAGATAAGATATTAAAAGATTTTAATTTTAATATTTTAAAATCTAAATTAGATAATGATGTATATAATTTAGGTTTAATTAATAGTAAAAGTGCTTATGAAATAGGACAAAGTTTAGAAGATAGTAGAGCTAGTGATGTAACTATTCAACAATTAATTAATAGTGTACCTAAAGATTCTAAACAAGAAGTAATTCTTAGAGGTTTAGTAAATAGTTTTGTTGCACAAAATCCAGGCAAAACTTCTCGTAGTTATCCTAGATTATCTATGACAAAAGCTAAACAATTATTAACACCTAAACAGTTTAATGAATTTACATCTGCATATGCTCAATCTGTATTTAAAAATTCTGAAAAAAATGGTGAGCCTTCTATTATTGCAGATAAAGATAAACCAGATACATCAGCTAAATATATAAAAGAAATAGCTGCATCTAAAAATATAGATTTAGATTTTCAATCACCTGCTGTTCAATATGCAGCAGAAAAATATACAGGTACGCCTGAGTTTAAAAAAATGAAACAAGGTCAAAAAGAATTATTTTTGGCTAAACTTCATTCACTTCCTAAGTTCAATTCAAGAACAACTTTCCCAGACTTTAGACCAAGAAATTATACTGCACAAGATATGGCAGATTTTGTTGCTAACACAAAAAGCAATAAAGTAATTTTTGATAAAAATAGTTTATTAAAAGTTGGACCAGATTCTATTAGAAAAAACAAATTAGCTACAGAACAATTTATAGATGATTTAATTTATAGTGGTAGAGCTGAACAAATAGAAGGCACTAATAACTACAAAATTAAAGATAATTTTGAGTTTGATATAGCTAGAAAAGCAGAAGGTTTTAATGAGACTCCAGAAGAGTTTAGTGCAAGACTTACTGCAGAAGGTAAATTACCTCCAGAAACTATTGCAGAATTAGTAGAAAAAGAAACAAAAAATCAAGAAAAATTATTACCACCTGCAGAAATAGTTCCTAAAACTATTAACTATGCTGAAACTTTACAAGAAGGTAAAGTTAATAAATTTACAAAAGAACTTAGAAAAAGATTAAATGCTGTAGGTCTTAAAGAAACTGGCATTGTAGTTAGTGATGACATACTTTCTACTAGTACATTGCAAAGAGTAGAAGGAAAAATAAAATTCGACCCAAGAGTAACTAGAGCTACAGAAACAGCAGAAGCAGTAGAAGGAGAATATGATAGAAATACAGATACTATTTTCTTATCTCTTAATGCAATAAATCCAGATGGTGGTGCTACAGAAGTAGAAATAGAAGAAAGATTAAGAAAAGTATTAGACCATGAAATGATTCATGCTTTTAGAGCTAAAGATTTAATTAGTGAAAAAGAATATCAATACTTAAAAAAATTAGTTAAAGATAAAAAGTTTCCTAATGACCCAGAAAAAAGAACTTTTTATAAAGAAGCTGTAGATAGAACTAGAAATGAATTAGCAAATAGAAATTTATCTGATGCTTTTAAAGAAGATTATATTGTAGAAGAAGCTATAGCAGAGTTATTTAGAAATAAAGATTTACTAGTAAATACTCCTCCTAAAGTAGATGGTATTTTTAATAAGATAATTCAGTTCTTTAAAACTATGGGTCAAGCAATGCGTAGCTCAGGATATAAAAGTGCTACAGAAATATTTAATAATATAGAGTCTGGTAGAGTTGGTGCTAGAGAAAGAGGGGTTGTTAGAACTACGAGACTCTTAGATGCAGGTCGTATTCCTGCTAGTTTTATTAATATTGACCCTGATATACCAGCAGAACAACAAGAAATAATTCCTGGTGATGAAATAAGACAAACTTTAAAGCCTACAGGTATAAGACCTGTATCTATACCAAAACCTGGACTAACACCTACTACACCTCCAGCAGGTCCTACAACGCCTCCTATTACACCTATTACAAGTCCTGTGCCAAATAAAATTTATAATTCAAAACAAATGTCTGCAAAAGAAAGGTCTGATGAAAGAACTTTTATTTTAAATGGTCTTAGAAAAGCAGGTGTATTTAATCCAAGAAGTCGTACTAAAGGTGATTCTGTAAAAATGATGAAATGGTTAAAAAATAATGCACCTAATAAAGACTATAAAATTATAGCTACAAAAGTTCATCAATCTTTAGTTGCATTAGAAAAAGCAGGTTATAACTTTCCTTTAGAAATAACACAAGATAAAAGTAAAACAAGAGGTTATAGAGGTAGAGTTTCTTATCTTGCTTTAAGACCAACATATTTTGAAATGCGTATAAATGATGTATTTGGTAAAGATTTTGCAGAATTTGCAGAAGGTAAAATTGGACCTACAAATCCTGTTGCTAGAACATTAATGAATAGTAATGGTGTTAATTTTGAAACATTATTACATGAAGGCATACATCAAGCTACTGTTCCACATATGGAAGATGTAAGTGGTGGTCCAAAATCTAAAAATAAAAAAATACAAAAAGCATATAAAGATTTAGCTAGTCAAAGAACAAGAGTTGAGACTTATGTTAAAGATATTATGTCTAAATTTGATGAAGGTGCTACAAATATTGAATCAGGTAATTTAACTTTTGATGAATTTATGTCAAGTTTACCTACTACATTAAATAATTCTTTAAGAGTAGAGTTAAGAGATGTATATTTTAATAATGGTAATTTAAGAACTAAAAGTGATATAAGAAGAAATTTAAGATATTTTAAAGAAAATTTAATAGATTATAGAATAAATGGAATACAAAGCGGAAAAGCAAAACCAGATTCTTCAGAATTTTTAACATTTGGTTTAACAAATAGAAACTTTCAAGAACTATTAGAATCTATACCAACAAAACCAGGTGCTACTAAAAGTATATGGAATGAGTTTGTAGAAGCTATTAGAAATATATTAGGAATACCAGCTAAACTTGATACAGAGTTATCTGCATTTCTTAAAAATGCTGGAGTAGTTTTAGATTTACAAGCTGAAGGTGTACCTCTTGCAGGTATGGATGTTGGTGGTAGAGGTGTAGCTGAAGAAGTTTCTTTATTTAGCAGACCAACAAAAAAATATCCAACAACACAAAAAGAAATAAATACTGCACCAAGAGAAATACTAGAAGAAAGTTTAAATTATCACAATCAATTATTGTTTGAAAAACAAAGAGAACAAACAGTAGATAGTCCTATATTAAAAGATTTTGAAGAAAGAAGTTTAAATAGAGTTATAACAAATATATCAGCTATTATAAATAAAACAGAACAAAGATTAAAAGAATTAGATAATGGCATACAGCCACCTTTATTTAGTAGAACTAATTTAATACCTAAAGATATTGAAGTTCCTTTTGATTGGGCAAGTAATAATCGTTTTGAAACTGGTGCAATATTAGACCAATTAATAAAAAGTAGAATAAGCGGTACTAGAGATAATCCAGGACCACTTAAAATGACTATAGTTGATGCATTTAAAGGTAAAAATAATAGACCTTTATTAAAAGCTAGTAAAAAGTTTTTAGAAAAATTTACAAATAAAAAAGGTAATTTAGTTTTATTTAGAACTTTAAATATTCCTGAAGGTGAAAAAATTAAAAACTATGGACAACTTCCAGAAGATTTATTTGCAAGTACAACATTAGATAGCAGACAGGCATTAAAGATAGGTCGTAGTTTATTTAATAGAGCTCAAAGTCAAGGTGCAACATGGAATCCTGAAATACTTAGATATGAAGTTCCTATGAGTAAGGTAAAAGGTTATGTGCCTATGTTATTAAAAGCTATGGAATCAGATTTTATTACAGAATTTAGAAGTGATATGGCTGGTTCAGGAATCATGTCCCAAGAAGAATTAGATGCAGCAATAGAAGAAGCAGATGCAAAAGGAGATTTCTATAAATATCAAGGAGAACAAACAACAGAAGAATTATTAGCCGATGCTATATTTGAATATAATGGATTTATAGAAGAAGCAGAAGTTCTTGCTGACCTTCGTGGCATTAAACCAACATATCAATATTCTCCTGCAACTAAAGATAGACAAGCTAGTTTAATTGATGATGTGCCTTTATTTAGTAGAAGTAGAAGAGATAGTAAAAGAAAATTTAGTGATTTTTATTATCACATAACTCCTACTCCAAATGTAAGAAGTATTTTACAGAGTTCAATTAATCCTTTAAAACCTTCTAATTTTATAAATGCTAGAACAGGTAATAGATTTCAAGATGAACCTGCAGTTTTTGCATTTACTAATCCAATAGATGCAATTCAATGGTGGAGTAATACAACATTTAATAGAGAAGATTTATCTATATTATTAATAGATAAAAATGCTAATAATTGGACACAAGACCCAGCTAGTATGTCATTTAAAGATAACATTAAAGAAGATTTTAGACTTGTAAATTCTGATGTATTTGGTTTTGGAGCTAATGAACAGCCTACTTCTGTCATAACTACGCAACCTGTTCAAGCAAAAGATATTAAAGGTTCATTAACACTTCCTGATTTATTTGGAAAATTAGGAGAAATATATGGAACTGTATCAGGAATTGATAATACAACACCTTATTATGGTTTATTACCAACTCGTATCGATGGTAAAGAAGAACAAATTACATATATGAATCGTGTTGCTGAAGCATTAAATCCTATGCCTAATACACAAAAAAATATACAGTTAAAACAAGCTGTAGAAGAAGCTGAAGAAATAGTTAAACAATCACCTAGAGGTTCAATACCTTATTATAATTTAAATGCTTCAGACACAGCATTAAAAGCTGCTATAGACTTTAATAAAGATTTATCTGCTGAAAAACCTGATGATATACCTAATTTTTCAAGACCTACTCTTGATAATATAGACCCTAAAATTTCAGAAGCAGCAGAGAGATTAGGTGGTGAACATAGACCAGATATGTCTTGGGGTGCTAGAACTATTGAAGCAGTTCAAGACCCAATTACATCTATTGGTTCAGCATTTAAAAACTTTAGACAAAGCCTTGTAGATAAATTAGATAAAGTAGATAAAGCATTAGTTAAAGCTATACAAGAAAATGAAGATGTAAGAATAGCAAATAATACTGCAGATACAGCAACTATGGCTGCTTTAAGATTAGCAGATAGAGCTAGAGGTTTATTTGCAGGTATGCTTACTAGAGGTTATGTAACTGATGTAATAGATGGTCAACCAGCTTTAGCAAATGTAAGAGATTTAGAGTTAGAAAATGGAGAAACAGGTGGTTTAATACAAATATTAGCACCACTATTTAGTAATTCTGATGTAAATTTAGAACAAGTATTTAAATTATATGCTACTTTAAAAAGAGCAAAAACATTTGATGAAACTGGTAGAGAAATAGATACTCCAGTAAAACCTGAAGATTTTGTTCTTATAGAACAAATAGAACAACAACATCCAGAAGTAGTAGAAGTTTATAACAACTATCAAGAATGGAATAATAAATTAATAGAATTTGCTACTAATAAAGGTTTATTAGACCCTGAACAAGCTGAAATATGGAGAGAACATTCATCATATTATCCATTTTATAAAGATATGATAGATGACACAGGCTTACAAGGACCTAATGTAGCAGGTGGTTCTTTACCTAATAATCCATTAAATATAAAAATTACTGGTTCAGAAAAACCGATAGATGCTGACCCTATAGAAGCCATAGCTAGAAACTCACTATCTATTCTTACAGGAGCATTAAAAAATGATGGTGTTGTAAAACTTGTAAGAGATTTAGAAAAAGTAGGTGAGGCAAAAGAATTAAAATCTCCACAAGAAATAAAAGCAAATACTTTAAATAGAATATTTGTATTTGAAGATGGAAATAAAAAGTTTTATAAATTAAAAGACCCAGAATTATTTCATGCAATTCAAGCTATTGGTGGCACAAATGTAGGTCCTATTGCACAAGCATTAGCGATTCCTGCAGGTTTTTTAAGAGATACAGTAACAAGAGACCCAGGATTTGTAGTTGTTAATATATTAAGAGATACATTATCTTCATCTATAACTAGTGGTGCTTCATATACACCTTTTATTGATTCAGTAAAAAATATGTTTGGTGATATGGAAAACTTAGAAAAATTTGGTGTTCTAGGTGGTTATGATTTTGCTAATGATGAAGGTAGTGTAAAACAATTTATAACTAGAACCATGAGACAAAAAGGACTAACACCAAGTAATGGTATGTCAGCCTCTGGAGCTTTCTTTAAACTATGGGATGGATTAGGAGCACTAACTACTAAATCTGATGGTGCAACTCGTATGGCAGTTTATGACGCTGTTTATAAAAAATTAAAAGATGAAGGATATAATGAAGCACAAGCACAATCTGAAGCAGCATATCAGGCATTAGAAATAATAAATTTTGGAAGGCGTGGTTTAGACCCAACATTCAGAATTGTTACTGCAGCAATACCATTTTTAAATGCAAGAATACAAGGTTTAGATGTTTTATACAGAGGACTATTTACTGGTCAATATTCTGCTGTAGAAAAGTTAGGTGCAAATGAGACACTTAAAGATGTTCAATCAAGAATACTAAAAAGAGCATTATTTCGTGCAGGAATTTTATCATCTATAACACTAGCTTACTATCTAATGGTGCATGATACTGATGAATATAAGAATCTTAAACGAGAAGTAAGAGATGATAACTGGGTTGTTCCTATAGGTAATGGTAATGCAGTTAAGATACCTATTCCATTTGAAGTAGGTATGTTATTTAAAGCTATACCTGAAAGAGTATTTGATATGACTCTAGGAGATGAAGCTTTTACAAGAAAATCTGTTGATGAAGCATTAACTTCTATAACAAGACAGTTAGGTACTTCAGCAAATATTCCATTTTTTCAGCCTGGTGCTGGATTTCAAATATTAAAACCTATAGCCGAAGTTAGAGCTAATAGAAATAGTTTTACTAACACAGAAATTGTGCCTTACTATCAACAAAAGAAAGAAGCTGGATTACAAGCAAGGGCAACTACCAATGAATTTGCAAGAATTATGGGTGAATTTCTTAATATTTCACCTGCAAAGATAGAACACATAATGAGAGGTTATACAGGAACTCTTGGTGGATATCTATTAGCTTTAGTAGATACTGTTACTAGAGGAGCTACAGGAAGCCCTTTACTACCTTCTAACTTTGAATTAGGTAAACTACCAGTTATTAACAGACTGTTTCTTGATTTAGATAAAACAGGTGGTTATCAGCAACAGTTCTATGAACTAAGAAATGAAGTTGACAAAGCAGTATCAACTATTAACTCACTACAAAAACAAGATAGGTTTGATGAACTATCAGCTTACAGAAGCAATATGCAAGGTTTGTTGAATATCAAAGGACAAGTAAGGTCAATAGAAAGATATTTAGATAACTGGAGAAAGCGTAGAGATAGGCTAATGAGAGATGAAAATATATCTGTAACAGTTAAATCAGATATGCTTCGTGAATTAGAGTTGGAAAGAGATATGCGATTAGCTATGGTTCCCGAATTGAGGAAGAAAGCTAACATTCCTATTTTCAGTCTTAACCTCTAACATAGCTATATCCTTTTCTTCTTTCAATGGTTTTAATGTAAAAAAGTCTTTGTATTGTGGATGTCTAGCATGAAATAAACGGGCATAGAAACAGATGTAATCATTACTTATCTTGAAGTCCCCACCTCTAGTTTCTATCTCATTGTGCCAACGAATACGATTGATTATCGCCCAATGCGAATACTTTTTCCTACCACTATTGATAGCCTCCAATGTGTATTGCTCAAATTTATCCCAAACTTGTGGATTCTTTTTGTGCCACTCCCACCACTTTCTTTTTCGTTTATCTAATTTTTCTTGTAGTATATCTTTTAGCATTTGCTCCATCCCTGGGATTAATCATTTACTGGTAAATATTTCTTTTGCTGCTGGGACGCTGCGATTTCAAGCTCACATCTAGGATTGTCTTTATCAATCCCCCCATATTTGTAAATGACTTGTTTAATTTGTTTGCTACTATCATCCTCTAACACACCTGCTTTAACTAAAGCGTCGCAAGTAAACTTATCAATAATAGAACAAGGATTACTCACATCCAATCTCCTTTTACTCTTTGCATAATAGGTATAAGTTAATACAACAGGCTCTTCGTATTTAGGATAACTAATCCTATCAACTAAATTGTCTGCATAAATCTTCTTGGCATTTGATAGTGTTCTGTAATGAGCATTACGATAGTTGTTTAAGTTAAGGATAAACTTCTTATTCTTTGTGTAGTAAACCTCTAAGGGCAAGTCAATCTTCATCTAACAACTTATTAACTTGTTCTAACAACTCTTCTTCTTTTCCGTAAGCTTCTTCAAATCTTCTCTTGTAAGGATGTCTGCTTATAGGTCTAAATCTATTGCCTTTACGATGATGGTCAAAGCAAAGAGGTAATACTTTAAAATGTGAATCAGCCTTTGTCTTACCCTCTATGTGGTGTATTTCAGCAGGAGTTATACTTCCATTAGTATTTCTACAAACAATGCAACCTAGCTGACTTACCTTGTCCATGTGTTCAGCTTCTTTCTTTGTTGGCTTTCTTCCCTTTATTGACATTCTTTCTTTTGTTCCCAAATATCTTTTCAAAGTTTATATCAAACTTATCTTTGTCAAAGGGTCTTTGCATAGACCCTTTACCACTAAATGATTTCTTCATAATGATTGTTTATTAGTTGTTTGATTATTTCCCCATTGGTAACTCTTCTATCAGCTTTCTTACTGTAATATGCTCTCATACTATTAAGATTCTTGCTTGTTATAGGGTCTAATCTAAACTGAATACCCTTTGTGTTTTGTTTTTTCTTTCTAAATTTTAGTTCCATTATTTACTTTCCTCATTTTCCTCATTTTTGTTAATAAAAAATTTAACATGAACAGTACTTTCATCAATGAAAATATTATGAATTTTGTATTTAATATCTGATGGACATTGTTTGATATAACTTAAAAGTCTTTCAAGATTATTAATAGATATTTGATTATCACTTATTGATTGTTCTCTACGCCTAGCCATTATTCACTCTCCTCATTTTCTCCCTCTTGACAAATAGTACATATAATTTCTTTATCTATTTTTTCTGCAAGAATATCCATGCCAAACTTTGCACACTTAGGGCATTTAACTTCTTCTATATTCATGCACCATATCTCTTTCTTTCTTCTCTAGCATTAACCATTTTAGTTCTCCACTCTTCAAAACCAACCTCTAATGCTTTTAGTTCAACTTTAACAGCACTTAACTGACCTTTAGCAACCGCAACAGCCAACCTAGATTGATATACTTCATCTTTGTTTTCTGCATAGTTATCTTGT